TCATAAATGGCAAGAGCATTGGGGGATATACAGAATTTGAGCAAATGTTCAGATGATTGAGATATTCCATAATGTTCTAACAGAAAACCACCGAGAAAAATTTTATATGCACGCTATTAGTGCAAACTATCAAATAGGGTGGGACGATACATCTACTTTTGAACACAGACAGTATCCTTGTTTACACTCAGAATTAAGTCCTGCAGATTGGAGACATCTTGATTTCATGGAAAGCATACAAAATGAACCCATGAAAAAATTAGTAAAAGATTTATCATTTGAAAAAGCAGTTATAAATCTAGCCACTCCTTCATCAATTCAATTTCCTCATACTCATGGGAGTCTAACAGTAATAACCTATTACATAAATCCTGAATGGAAAAAAGAATATTATGGAGAAACAATTTTTTATGATGATTCTCTAACACATTGTATAGGCACAGCACTTTACCAGCCAAACTCTGCCGTTGTCTTTGATGGCAAAATACCCCACTCAATTAGACCAGCTTCTCATGTAGCTCCTAGCTATAGATTTAGTTTGTCAGTATTTTTAAGACAAAAGAACTTTATTGAAGAAGCAAAAAATAATACTTGACACCGCCCCCAAAATTTAGTATAATATCCTTATGAATATTTTTATACTTGACGAAAACATAGACAAGTGTGCGGAAGCTCATGTCGATCGCCATGTTATCAAGATGATACTGGAGTCAGCACAGATGCTTTGCACAGCACATTGGATAAACAAGTATGTAGGCGATATACCAAGAAAACTAGAATCAGATGAATGGAACAAAGTTAAAGAACAAAAACAAAATGAGCCAAGGGATTATCCTTATCTCCCTACTATGCACAATCACCCTTGTAGCATATGGGTACGCGAGAGTCTCGACAACTATGAATGGCTCTACTGTCTGGCACTCGCCCTCGATGAAGAATACGGAGTTAGATATGGAAAGTCCCATAAATCAGTGCGTGACTGCATACTATTACTACCCGACATCGATATACCAAGGCGTGGACTTACACCATTTGCACAAGCTATGCCTGACTCTCTTAAAGGAGAAAACGCAGTCGAAGCCTACAGAAGATTCTACCACAAAGACAAAGCAACCTTCGCCAGTTGGAAAGTAAGGGGCAAGCCTAGTTGGTGGAATGAAGAGTATGCCGACTATGAACAAAGGATAACAAGATGATAGATAACCCATTTGTAATGGCAGTTGGTGCCACAGTAGCCATTTTTGGCTTTTACACAACAGTAGTTTACCCCGACTTAGAATATAAAGGCGGGGAAAGAAATAGTGCTTGCTATGGCGAGTGCTATGAAGAATATGTTAAACAGTTTGGGACACCAGCAGAGATGGAAAGAAGAAAGAAAGAATTAGCTGCTGGCGATCCTTTTAGTAGTATTAGAAGTTTATGGGGTGGCTGTGCTGCTTGTCATGGACAGAATGGAGAGGGTGTAGCCCTGTTTCCAAAATTAGCTGGACAAAGCAAAGAGTATATAGTAGGTAGATTAAATACTTACAAAAACAGAGGAGAAGTGGGTAGTATGTCATCTACAATGTGGGGACAGGCTGCTATGCTAACACAGGAAGAAATAGAAACTATAGGAGATTTCATAGAGCAAGGAGTTCCTGCAAAATGAGATTATTAGAAGCGGCATATCACGGCGGAGTAAGAGTGTTCTCAGAACGCCCCTTTGGATATAAAAGATATATAGTAGAGTGGCCTGATGGAACAACGCAAACATATTCAAGTATATGGTATAAAAAAGAACAAATAATGGAAAGAGTGGAGAAAGAAATTGACAGACGAACAGAAACAGTTTAATCATTACGGCGATTTCGTCGTATCAACAACATCAGAAGAAAGCTTAAGCACAGTAGCATTAGTAGATAGATTACTAGAGTTAGATATACATACTCCAGTAGAATTTTCTCAGCTATTGACTGCTTCGATAGGCATGCAAGCTGAATCGGGAGAGTTTTCAGAAGTAATTAAGAAAATTATTTTTCAAGGAAAAGAATTCAATGAAGAAGAACGATTCCATCTCAAGCGTGAGTTGGGAGATGTCTTATGGTATTGGGTGCAAGGCTGCAAAGCACTTGGGTATACACCTCAACAAGTAATGGAAGAAAATATTAAAAAACTAGAGAGTAGATATCCAAATGGGTTTGAAGTTGTGCGTAGTGAAGTGCGACAAGAAGGAGATATATAATGGTAATGATGAAAGAACACTACCATACATATCAAAATGGCGATCGCACAGCAGAAGTATGGAAAACAATAAATGGTCATTGGGCCACTAGACACTATGATAAAAAGGGTGGCAAAGCAAGTATATGGATAGAGGATAGAATTCATAAAGGACACAATGAAAGGTGGGCAGAAGATGCCGCTGAGAACTGGGTTCTTGGGGTAGGCGGATAATGGAGTTTATACAAAACTTTTTAATGATGCCTTTCTATATATTTAAGTATGCTTTTTCATTGGCTTTTTGGTTTTACCTAATAGTATTTATTCAACAATCCGACTGGTATTATAATGCAAGTAGTAAAATTAGAGGTTGGATAAATGGCGAATAATAAATTTAATGAAGATATAATTTTAAATAAGTTAAAAAAGTACATAGATTTCACTTATGAGCAACATTATGGCAAAGGAAAAATACAAACAACAGAAGTCACTTTTGATGCAGGTCATGGAGAAAGTTTTTGTATAGGTAATATTCTAAAGTATGCTCAGCGTTTCGGCAAGAAAGAGGGCAGAAATGAGGCAGACTTATATAAAATTATTCACTATGCTATCATACTCTTAGGTCAAATGGATAAAGAAGAAAAGGAAAAACTTAGAGAATTTGAAGACCATATGCAAGAAGGAGCTGATTAATGCCAAGAGGAGTTCGTGCGAAATCACATGAAAAACTAGACGACACAAATTTACAAAGAGTGTGGGAAGCACTCAACAGTAGTAAGCCTATAACAAAGAAAGAGGCTTGTGAAATGCTCAATATAACATATAATACTACTAGACTCAACAATATTATGGAAGAGCATAGAGATACTATGGAGTATAGAGCAAAAAGAAAAGCTTCCTTAAAAGGAACAAAAGCTAGTGCAGCAGAGATAAAACAAGTAATAGAGTGGTATTTAGATGAAATGCCAGTATCAGAAATTGCAAAATCAATGTATCGTAGTTCTACTTTTGTTAAAAACATAATAAATAAAGTAGGCATACCTGAAAAAAGACCTAAAACAGAACAAGGCGGTAAACACAAGATTGGATATCTTCCAGACGAGTGTGTTTCTGAAACTTTTGTTGAGGGAGATAAAGTTTGGTGTGCAAGATATGACCTACCAGGCATAATTAAAAAAGAATTAATACACGACTCTACAAATTATGTAGAAAAATATGGGGCAAAATGTTACCAAGTGTATGTAATAGAACTAACAAACTTTGAAAGTCCTTACTTTGGCTTTCAAGAAATTGGTGGGTTTAACGCTCACGCACTAGCCTATGATTTAGGCAGTTTAAAACATTTGGAAAAGTACGGCGCTGATATTTAAGGAGAAACAGCATGGAGCCATGGACGTTTATAGCGTCTTTTTGGTTTACAACATGGCTTATGCTAATTTGGAGAACACATTCCATTAGTATGCGAATGATTGAACAAGACCAAAAAGGTGCATACATAGCACAAAATAAGAGATTACACTTTGCAGTGTATTGTCTAGGAATATTAATTATAACACCATTTATTTGGCCTGTTGCTCTTTTTGAAGAACCAAGAAGAAAATGGGTTATGGCGTATGTAAATGGCATATTAGGGAAAAAGAAATGAATCAAGTTATCAGAGATGCATTAAAGGCCAAGTACACAGGAGAACTAGCCGAAGCACATGCAAACATAAAAATATACCTAAGAAATCCTGTAGGTATAGGCGAGCACTCAGATATAATTAGTGCAGTAAATGAACAGGTAGAAAAGGCAGTTAATGCCCAAGAAAAACTAGACTATGTTAATGGTCTTAAATGGTAAGGAACTAAAATATAGTTCTTGACTTGGCGTCTATTTTTCTGTATAATATTAATATATGGGAGATAGATTTTATCAACAAATGAGAGAAAAAACAGGTTGGGCACCAGGCCTACCTGAACATCTCAAAAACAACAGGAGAAGACGCATGGCATGGACAGATGAATCCAAAGCTCAAGCCGTTGAAATGTATACAGAAGCTGAACCAACTCCAGAAACTTCAATGGAGATTGTCAAAGATATAGCTGAAGAGTTAGGTGAAAGTCCTAATGGTGTCAGAATGATTTTGACTAAAGCTGGCGTGTATGTTAAGAAAGCCCCTGCAACTGGTACAGCCAAAGCCTCTGGTGGCGGCGGAACTAGAGTAAGTAAAGCTGATGCAGCTCAAGCATTGAAAGATGCATTGAGTGATGCTGGTCAAGACATTGATGACGACATCATTGACAAATTGACAGGTAAAGCTTCAGTATACTTCACAGGTGTTATCAACGCAATCAATAACTAATTAATACTACCCATTACTAAAGGGAAAGAGTTTTCTTAATAGTAATGGAGTATTATAGTGAAAAAGCAAGACTTTATAAGTCAAGTGAAAAATTGTGGAGACGCAATTATCACATACCGAAGTACTAACTCTCGAAAACTTAAGTATAATGTTTGTACTTTAGATTTTGATAATAAGTATATACAAAGTAAAAAGAACCGTGCCAAAGAATCAGCGGATACGGTTCTTTTGTTTTGTTGGGATACTGATTCTTACAGACTTCTAATGCCTAAGAATGTAACTAACATTCAACCCCTCAGTTCTGTATTGAGGAATAAAAGATGATGTTGCATGAGGCTCCAGAGATATACGAAAAGATTATCTCCGAGAATGAAGAAGCAACCGAACAAATACGACTTACTATCAACACATTTCGAGATGTTGAATACTTACATCTAAGAAAATATTACCTTGACTTTGATGGCGATTTCAAACCTTCCAAAGATGGGGTAGCAATGAGGCTGGATTTCAATAATTCTAGAGCATTATTTGAAGGACTAGTAGAAATCTTATCTTTAGCTGAGGCTAAAGGAATCTTAGAAGAACACTTCAAAGATATATTAGATGAAATTTACCAATCCTAAAAATAGTTCTTGACACGGCTTCCAAAAAATAGTATAATATATAAATGGAAAATTTAAAAGAAGTATTACAACAAGCCGCAACCGACTACTATAATGGCAACCCTTCCATGTCGGACACAGCTTTTGATAGACTTTCTGAGATAGCGGGCTATGAAGAAGTAGGAACTTCTAGTAGTGATAACCGAGTACCTCATATGTATCAAATGTATTCTTTACAAAAAGTTTTCTCTAACGAAGCTAGCACGAAAGACCCGTTTAACAATTACAAGGGTGCAGTAATTGTAAGTCCTAAACTGGACGGCGCTGCAGTTTCATTACTATATGTCGAGGGGCAATATCTTCGTGCCTTAACACGAGGCGACGGTAAAAAAGGTTTGGATATTACAGACCACATGGCTACACTCGTTCCTGAATTTATTGATAATGTTCAGAACATAGTCCAAATTACTGGTGAAGTTGTTGCTCCCAAGACTATCAAAAATGCCCGTAATTATGCAGCGGGCGCACTTAATCTCAAGTCTACTGATGAATTCGCAACAAGAGACTTGCACTTCATAGCATATGGACTGCAAGAGTCTTGGAATGATGAGTGGACTGACGACATGGTATTTTTATCTGAGTCTGGGTTTGATACTGCTACTGATAGTAATTGGACAGAATACCCAGATGACGGCGTAGTATTTAGAATTAATTCTCATGAGGAGTTTAATGATAGAGGCTACACATCACACCACCCACGAGGAGCCTATGCTCTAAAACAAATACAGCAAGGGGTAGAAACTACTCTGCTTGATGTTGTTTGGAATGTAGGCAAGTCAGGGGTTGTAGCACCAGTAGCAATGCTAGAACCTGTGGAAATAGATGGCGCAACTGTCAGTAAAGCAACTTTACATAATATGCGCTATATTGTAGACTTAGACCTAGAGATAGGTTGTCAAGTAGAAGTAATAAGAAGTGGAGAAATCATTCCACGAATAGTAAGGAGATTATAATGGCAAATCATGTATCATTTTATATAACAGCAGATTCAGATGTAGATTTTAGAAAAGAATTTAAGATGCAGAAGTATACCCGAACTTTCATAGATGATTCATGGGAAGTCACAGAGCCAATAGAACTGGAAAAGCAACCCTTCATGGAAAATCTCGGTCAAAAGTGGGAACATGATAAAGATGGTGGTTGGCTTGAAAATAGTTATGATTGGTATTGTGATAATGTTGGAGCAAAGTGGTGTAATATTGAAGAAGTAGATGAATGCCAAATTTATGGATACTCCGCATGGTCACCACCAATAGAAATGCTTGGACACCTAGCAAAACATATGAAAACATTTTTACGAATGAATTATGAAGATGAGTTTCGTAATTTCATAGGAGTAGCT